CTGGAAGCAAGAGCATTCTCTTGAAGCATTCACTCACAAGGATCAGTTCAAATCATATGCTGACCTTGAGAAGCGTCTGAATATGGTGCTTGGTATCACTCAACGTGCTGCTGTTCCTACAGTAGATAGTGAAGAGTATGAACCAGTCGCTGCTACTGGTGGGTTCAATGACCCTGACATCACTAGTGGATCTTCTTTCCGTCAGCAGATGAATGCTCCCTCTCCCGTCAAGGAAGAGGCAATCGTTGAGGATGATGACGCACTGTCATACTTCGCACGTCTTGCTGAAGAGTGATTAAGTTTCTCTGGAAAGGTCTGAGTCATCCAGTTACAATGATAAACCTTACGTTTGTTGGGATGCTGTTGCTGATTCAGATCGTTCACACTAAAGCACACCTTACTTTAGAAACAGATGTTCATGGTCATGCTTACAGAGTACTAAAAAAGAATCCAAAACTAGCAACATCTGCTTGCTACAAAATGGGTTTTTCAAAACGGTAAAACTGGAAAAAAATTTCGAGCAAATTTTTGCTTGAAAAAGTCAACCAGTTTTCTTTAGACGCTGACTAATATAGTTGGCGTCTTTTTTGTATAAATTTTTCTTTCTAAAATCATCTACAAACTGTTGAAAGTATGCAGGTTTTAATAAGTAAATAGAACGCTTCTTTTCATTCTCAGCAGTGTAGTATTCGGCAATGGTAACGGGACGACAAATCTCGTTGCCATTTTTTAATGTCATAGCACCATTGATGTTCAGTTTATGTGTTGTGCTATAGAAAGTCTCATCTACATGAACACCAGCAGGATACTGACCAATCTTATAGGTTTCGTAGTGAATAATCTCACCGTATGGATCGTCAAATTCTGACTCTAGCACACTAGTTAACTCATAGTTTGTCATTGGCCAATCATATTGAGCGTTAACCATATTGTTTGTCAATAAGATTACCCAATCAAAAAATGGATTTCCATATGCTTCATTCGCAATGTAATCAGGTCTCTGACCGTCCTGTATACTATACTGTTTAAAGTACACAGCATATGATAATACATCATCATTAATTTTATATCTACGGAAGAAATTCTTTGCAGTTACAAAATCTGACTCTGAAAATGGATAACTGATTGGTTTCTCATCGTATGAGATGTTTGGAACTAGTGAAAAGTACATCAGTATCTGTCTACCTCTTCTGCGAATACAAGTTTGGTCTCTTGGAATGAAAGTGATAGACCATAAGCGACCATGGTGCCATCACCATATGTAGCATACGTGCCATCAGGAGTGTAGTTAATTTCCACATTTGTTATAGCACACATTTTATACTGTGCTACATCAGGATTTCTATCTCCCCCACGCATAAATGTAATCTTACACACGTCAGGAACTCTAATAAAATTATTAGAAACATTCTTAGCGTTATTAAATCTAATATCTCCAGATTTTGCAAACGATGGGAGCATTGATCTTTTGAAAACATTGATTATGTTTTTAATTTTTTGTGCTTCTGTAGCATTTCTAGGAACTAATTTATAATTTAGTTGTAAGTTTCTAAGATCAGTGCCTTGGAATAATAATTCAACGTTTGGGTTTAAGATAACACCACGAGTAGCAGAGAACAAATCATTTGGAGAAACATCTTCTCCAGTAATTTTGCTAATAGTTTTTCTGATAGCAAAGTTCATTGCATTTGGAATTGCCTGATTGATATTAGTTTCTGCTGTCTGCAATGTATTTTGAATTGCTTCATTAATATCTTTGCTACCTGCTGTAGCTAATGCATCTGCGGCAATATTACTGAATGCTTTACCACTCCAATTTGCTTTATAACCTGTTGAAATATCTTCAGGCATATAAAGAATTATAGGACCTGATTTTACACTAGTGTAAAACTTAGCATCTTCTGCAGTTTGATTGTATGCTCTAACGGGAGAACTTCCTCCCTGAGTAGCACCTCTGTTAACACCTTGGAAAGGTGGTTGATACTTATAGAATTCAAACATTACGTAGTCAGTGTCAAAACCAACAGCAATATCATCAGGATATCTATAGTCTGCTGCAGCATTTGCACCTTTCATTCCAAGGTCAGGTAAAACCTTGTAGTTAACTACATTGGGATTTATTTGGAGATAGTCTTTTAATGGAATTAAGGTCCATTTACCACCTTTATGCTGCCAATATTGTTTTGTTTCACTACCATCAAGTTTCTTTGCTTGAGTAGTGGTGGTTTGACCTTCTCTACCTTCTTTTGTAGGAACATTGTTTAATAATGGACCTTTATTTAATCCTAATTCACTCATTACTGAGACATCTCCTTAGACTGTTTGCTACCATATCCTTTAATCATTCTTTGACCTGAGATTTTATCGTAGAATCTATCATCAGTTTCTTCCCACACAATTTTTTTATCGATAGGGAAAGTTCTTCCATTAACATCTTTCACAAAATCCTCGGTCGGCAAAAGAATAGAAGTGTCCCATTCATCTGCAGCAAGGTCAAGATATAATCCATCTACATGACTACTCAGATATTTATGGAAACATACCTTAGGTATATCAACTCTGCCTTGCATCAATTTTTTTGTAACAATCAATCTTTTCTTTGGGGACAGGTAGTGTAAGTTAGCACCCCAAAATTCACTCTTCCCTGGTGCCTTAAAACAATACAACAAAGGAAATCTATCGTAGTAAGGCAGATGCTTCATCTTTGCCTTATACTCAAACATATACAGATGACCTGCTACTGCATATCTACGCAGTTCATTCTTGTCTTGTTCTTTGACAGCACCAGCACGATCTTTACGTTCGTCTAAGATGTATTTGTTAAAATTCTTTTTATATTTACTTGCTTCTGCTTTTACTGCAGATCTGTACCAAGAAAGAGATTTCTTTTCTCCTCCTGTAGAAGCACTTACTCTTTCAAAGAGTGTTTTGTATCCTGGGTCTTTGTTTGTAGTATTACGTTGGACTGATGCGAATCCGGTTGCCATTTTAGACTCCTAAGTGATCTTCGGTTAGTATTAAGAAGTTCATCTGCCTGTCTTCACAATACTCTCTCGCAGCGGACCATTTAGTTTGGTTCTTTACATAAGTTAGTGCGGCATTACGATAGGCAGCAGTTTTTTTGTTTTTCTCATTCGGTGGTTGAGTTTGTTTTTTGGGTTTGATCTCAATAATATACTTAGTAAGTTTCCCACTCTTTTCTTTTACTTTAATGTAAAAGTCGGGAAAATATCGTCTTACTTTACCATCAGGTGCGCGATAGGGAATGATTATCTCCTCGCTACCCCATTCAATTATTGAGGGATTATTATCACAGAACACCATGAACTTACGTTCCCAAAGTGATCTATAAACTATGTTTGAAGGATTGCCACGATACTTAGTAGGATTTTTAGGTTTGTAAAATCCAGAGTATGCCATAAATATAAAGAGACCAACATAGGTATTTAGTGTGTCGATAGATCGTCTATTAACGACAATAGCAGCAAGGGGCGGAATGTCGTTTAGTAATAACTTTGTTGTGAAATTTACTAACAGAAAATTGTATCCTATAATGCCATCTGATGAGGATTACTTTGAGATGTTTTGTAGCGAAGCACAACTCCCCAATACTAATTCCGGAAAAGGCAGTGCTAATGGAATTCATTTAGGTTCCGGATCTGTTGATTATATGCATAGTAGAGTTTACACAGATTTTCAATTGGGATTCATGTGTGATGCTAACATGACATCTTTAAAATTTTTACAAGATTGGGTAGATTATATTTTTTCTGGCGATAGTGATGAAGTTGGTGAAAATAAGGCTAGCGTCCAAACCAAATCACAGATGCAAGTTAAATCAGGTAGATCAGAAAATCGACCTATCCGTCTTAATTATCGTGATGATTATGCTTGCGATATTATTATAACTAAGACTGAAATAGGTGGAAACTCTCCAACAGAAAGAGCATCTATCAGTTATGTTATGGAGCAAGCATATCCTTATGCTATTGATGCTGTACCTTTGCAGTTTGGATCAAGTCAGATTACTCAAGTAACTGCACAGTTTACTTACACAAGACATCATGTCGTCAAGAATGACATCAGACAGAGTGCTAACTTTATTGACTCTGATTTTATTCCTTCAGCACCTATTTTACCACCACCTCCCTAAATTGACTTTTTCAATTCCATAAAAGTGGGAAAATTTTTCCTGCGTATTTTTGCTCTAAAAAGACGCACTAAATATTAATATGATATGATCTAAGTATAATGGCATTACCAAAAGTTGCACTACCAACATATGAGTTGGAAGTTCCTTCAAATGGCAAAAAAATCAAATATCGCCCATTTGTTGTAAAAGAAGAAAAATTACTTTTGTTAGCACTTGAATCTGAGGATGATAAGCAGATTGAAGAAGCTACAAAAAATCTGCTAAAAGGTTGTATTCAAACGCGAATCAAATTAGATGATTTAGCGATTTTTGACCTGGAGTATATCTTTCTTCAAATTCGCGCTGTATCAGTTGGCGAAGTTGTTGAAATGTTGCTAACTTGTAGTGATGACGGAGAAACTCAAGTCAAGTACAATCTAGATTTGACGCAGGTTCAAGTTTCTAAACCTGAAGGTCATTCTAACAAAATCATGCTATCTGATGATATGGGCGTGATTATGAAATATCCAGCATTTGAGGAATTTGTAAAAGTATCAATTATTGGCAAAAGTGGCAACAGTGATGATATTATTAATATCGTGGCAAGTTGTATAGATCAAATTTTTGATGGGGAAGATGTA